TCAGGCGAGGTTGCGCGCTTCCATCTCAGCCAGCAGATCATCGTTCACATAGACCGGGCGCATCTTCGCCCCCTGTCCCGGCGCCCAGCCCATGCGGCGCTCCACCTCAATATCCGTGAGCCCGTCCAGATAGTGCTGGGTCGCGCGCGTGCCCCGGATGTCATAGAGGTGCAGCCCCTCCGGCACGACGCCCTTGGCCCGGAGCTTGACCATGATCGCATTGCCCATGGAATTGGCCGAGGCGAACGGCTTTCCCTTTTCACTGGTGAGAACGGTCGTGGCCTTGCGCGGACACTCTGCCAGCAGTTCGCGCAAGTCAGCCGTCAGGGGGATTCGCGCATAGAGCACGCGTTTCGTTGGGTCCACCTTAACGCTCTTGTTGGTACGCCGGCGGATATAGCCCTTGTCCCACAGGATCTCATTCCAGCGCAGTTCGGCGGCATCGGAGGGCCGGAGTCCGGTCAGCCATAGCAGGCGAAGGACGCGCTCGCTCGATGGCGACAGGGCCTTTCGCGCGGCCTCATAGGTCTCGGATGGCCATGTGACGTCCGCCCGCGAGCCGGTGCGGGACAGCCGGGGGATTCCGGTGGCCGGATTGGTCTGCATCTCCTCATGATCGATGCCGAACCGGAACAGGCTTATGAGCGTGGTCAGGTGCTTGTCCGCCTTGTTCGGGGTGGCAGCCATGGACTGGTGCCATGCCCGGATGCGTGAGTGCGCGCCCTTCTTCTGGATGGCCGCAATCGACGTGGTGCCGAACACCCGCTGTATCTCGTCCAGATGGCCCCTGTAGAGCGCTTGCGTGCTCTCCCGAAGGGTAGGGAGGTGCCGGGCCTTGTAGTCGGCTATGAGCGCCGCAATGAAGCCGGGGGCGGGGCGGGAGGTCGTGTAAAGCGCGAGCTGCCCGGCAATGCGACCGGCCACGGCGCGGTCTTCCAGCCGGGCCAGCGCTTCGGCCTTTGTCGCGCAGCCCTCGATCTTACCGACCTGGGGCGCCCCCCGGCCCTTGTAGGCGTAGAGATAGAGCGTCTGCGCGCGGGATGACCAGACCTTATGCATCCCCGGAAAATCCAATCGCCGCGTCGATCTCCGCGAAGTCTGAATCCTCGGCATTGTCGTTCTCCCCACCCGAAAGCGAGTCAGAACGAACGATGCCTGAGAGTTCGTCAAGCCTCTGGCGGATGGCCGGGACATAGAAGACCATGCCACGTCCGGCCCCGGAGACGGGCTGCACGCCGAACGTGCGCGGGTCCTTTCCAGCGAGAAGCTTCCGCGCTTCTTCGAGGTTGACGAGTATGGGGGCGGTCATTGCCGGATCACCTTGGCGGCAGTGCCAGGAACGCAGGCCTCGCACATGCAGTCGCGAGGATCAGTGCGCCCGCACGGAACTTTCCGGTTGCCACCATATCCGCAACATTTGCAAACTATGCCCGTGCCCGCGCAGACGGGACAGCTTTCCTGCGGCCACTTCTTAACGACCTGACCAGCAATGATGGAATGTGGAGGCTCTCCAGTCATCATCCGGCGTCCTTTGGGGTGGGATTCCCCCAGAGCCTCGCCATCATCTCCCGATGAGCTGCTGCGCGCCTTTCCGCGTGCTCCTTGGTGATGTATCCATCGGTACCGAACTCGCCGCCACAGGCAGGGCAGGGCTTTTCACCGCCGTTAGGGCAGCAGCAGAAATCGCCAGCGCAGTAACAATTCACCTCCCCATCACCGTTGCACTCGTCACAGACGACAAAGTTCTCGTCGTCCTCATAGGGATCGTCGTAATAGTAGTCGTATTCGTCCTGCATCACCCCTCTCCCTCAGCTGCGATCATGGCGCGGTAGATTCTATTGGGCTCATCCAAATGCGGAATTTCAGATCCCATTTGAAAGCGCATGGCAAACCGGCCCATTTCGGACATCGCCTCAGTCGGCTCCCTCGGCACGATCACATAGCCTTCTTCCGCTAGGGCGGTGAGGGCAGCTTCCAGAAACCAGCGGTCGTAGTTGATGTCGTCATTGTCCGGCATTCCGGACGCGGACATGACGCGATTGAAAACAGCCTCCAGCGCTTTCTCACTCAGCATCAGGGCCTCCGTTGGTGTACAATGACAATTGATCCGGTTCTTTGACCTTGCGTCTGGGAAACCCAGTATCTGGCCAGTGAACCATCCACGGCTTAGGTGGGTCGAAGTCTCCGCGTGGTAAGAAGTTAAACCAGCCAAGCTGTCCCGGCCCTGCGATGGGCTCACAGGCTTCTGGTGCATCTACTACCAGACCGCGCGGCCCAAAAAACCAACGGCTAGGGCGCTCGCTGACAACCTCAACCAGTCTGACCGATCCGATTAGTCCGCCACGCAACAATTCAGATGGGTGCGGACATTCGGCCCCTAGCTTGGCCATGTACTCCCGCGCAGACTCGTACTCGTTGCGCGTCATTCCTTTCGCTGCATGGATCTGAATGCGTCGGCCAATGAGGGAGTTTGTGCCGATTGGGGCTTTGTTTCGGTTCTCGACATCCTTTCCGCCATGGATTAGCGCCCATGCCCACGGCTGCCGAACTGAAATTGCCTTACTCATCCTCGCCTCCGATCATGGCCAGCAGTTCGGCGTAGTCTGTCGTTGAGATGGTAACCCCTTCCGGCTGCCAATAAGCCCGCTCCCTGATCTCCCGCAGCTTCTCCCGGTCGATGGCCGGGCGCATGGCGGCGGTTGGGCTATCGTTGAGAGCCTGAGCCATAGCCTTCCAAATATTGCGGGCCATCTCCATTGCGACTTGTTCTGCGTCGAATCCGGGGATGAAGTTTATCATTTCAAGCACTGCCTTCTTCCCTGCGTGGGAAGCGATATTTCCGGGCTCAAGCGGAATCCGCTCCACCTCCCCAGCGTCCGGCTCACTGGCCCGGATCGTTCCCGGCAAAGCCCACACAGAAACGTGCATCGGAATCGTGCTGGTGCGCTCAACGATTTCCACGGCTTCCGGAACGTCAACGGATAGAGCTAGCATGACGTGCGCTGTTGCCTGCCCTCCATGACCGCAGCATGAACTGAGCGTCTTGATCCCTGATGACCATAGTTCTTTAATCAACGGCGCAATGCACTTGTCGATGCAGACTTCTTTTCCGTCGAGATCCCGCATGATGACCTGATCCGCACTGCCGCCCCAGTCTGGCCGGTTGTATGATTTGCAGTTGCACGCAGTTTTGCTGCGGTCCGGCTCACTGGCCGGGCGCATGGCGGAGAGGGCGGCGCGGCGATCTTTGAAGCGCGCACGTGCTGCGTCCACCATTTGTGCGTCCTCACTTTCGAGGTCTTCGCCTGTTATTTCGCGCAGCCAATCGAGGTTGGTAAAGACCGTCGCCAAATCCGACTGCATGTCGCGGTTTTCTTCCTCCAGTTCAGCGATACGCTGGCGCATCTGTTCATTAGTCATTTTGGTGGCACCTTTCAAAAAGTCCAAACGGTTCTGGCTGCATTGCTAGCCTCTGTGCGATTGCGTGCCCGACAGCGCCGGACCCGGGAAAAAGGTCGTCTACGGTGTCGCCGGGTCGCACGCCAAGCAGGTCCATGATCCAAATACCGAAAGCGTGCGGCTTCCGGCCGACAAAAATTTTGCCTGCGCGGATGGCGGACTTGTCCATCACGTAGCGCGGCTCATTGGTCGGCTGCTGGGCTGTGATTACGAAATCGGCCGTCCTGTTGCCCGTGTCGCTCCAGCCCCGCCCGCCCATAAATATCACGGGCTCAAAATGCCGACGCACGGCCACTGGCTTGCCGGCAAAACGCGGCCGATCCGCAATCCACGCAGCAACCCTCGCGCCCGCAGGACACATAGGAAGGATCGTGCGCAGGCTTTGTTCGCTGAGGCTCATTGCCCATCCATCTGAATACTCATCCTGCAGGCGGTAGATAAGAGATCTGTGCGCTTCCGGATCATCCCATATTTTCGCATCGGGGTGATGTGCAGTGTAATATTCTGCGCGGCCAAGATACGGAGGGTCGGCATATGCAAACTTCATAGTCCGCTCACCCATCTTCCTTTTCCTTCTCAGCAAGAGCCCTCAGCAGGGCGGCAAGGCGGGCGGCGGGTTCGGTGGCCAGCGCGGTGATGGCTGTCTCTGCCATATCGCTGTTATCGGTCATGTGTGCTTGGCCCCATAATACTTGTACGTTGATCCGTAGGCGGTTTTAAAAAACCTAATCTCCCGAATGCAGTCTTCACAGGTCACCTTCTGCCCACTGCGGGCGAACTTCACAGGCTCGTCGTGGTCTCCGACTTCATAGGCGTCGAATAACAGCCCGCAAGCAGTAAACTCCGGATTTCTATAAAACCCATGCAAGACTGATTTGTTATCGCTCATCCCTCGCCCCCTACCTGCTTGGAGAGGGCGGCGTTGGCAATTTCCTGACAGGCCTGCAGAGCGGTGTTGTACCCATCAGCGGAACAGGTCTCAAAACCGTATTCATCCTCATCCTCAGAGGGAAAGTCCGCCTTTTTGATTGCTTTGATTCTGCCCAGCGCCTCCCTCAGCCTCTCGATCTCCGCCTGCATTGCTGCGCGCTCGGAAAGAATGGAGGGGAGCCCAGACCGTGCCCAATCAAGCACTAATTCGTCCGCATGATTCATACAGCTTGAGCAGGTGTCCTCCGGTTCAGAGCGGGCTACTTCGGAACCCCCGCACCGCGCGCAAACAAGCCAACCAAGGTTGGACGTATCATCTGGGTCAGGCACAAACGCCGTTGGTGTATACGCCTCAGTCAGCTTTTTACTTAGCTCTTCCAGCTTCTCCCAATCAACTGTCACTGTGGGGTCACTCATTCGCCTGGTCCTTTCCATACAATGCCTTCATGACTACACGGTGCGCCTTGGCGCGCTTTTCGTAGAGTTCTCTGGTGATATATCCATATGTGCCGTGCTCGCCGCCGCAGACTGGGCACGGCACATATTGGCAGCCACATAGGCACATATCGCCGCCGCAATGACAGTTGACTTCTCCGTGTCCGTCGCACCGATCACAAATAACCATGTCCTCGTCAAAGTGCGGGTCCTCATCACGGATGAAGTCGTCAGACATTTCACCGCTCCCCCAAATAGTGACGGACGGTGTGCGAAGTATCCTCATCCCATGCGGGTGAGCCATCCGGCGCCGGGCCTTGGCTGTTCATCCACTCCAGGTAAGAGCGGGGAACATCAGCCCAGGGAGTGCCGTTGTGCTTCCCGAACGTGCAGACCCGAAGCAGGCGCGGCCGTGAGGAAACCTCAAGCATGCGCTCTATGGTCCAGCCGCGGCTTCTGAGGTCATCGAGAATGCCGAGCGTGGTGTAGCAATCATAGAGCGCGCGGTGCGCGTGGCCTGTTCCCTCTGGCGGGCGCGGTGTGCCCAGCCAATAAGACAGCGCCTGATTGCCATATGACGGCGCATCGTGAAATTCTTCGTACGCGCACTTCATCGTGCATATCCACTTGTCGCCAAGCTGGCCGACGAACTTCCTGTCAAAGCCTGCATTGTGAGCCACATAGACATCTGCCCCTCGGAACAGGTGTAATGCGTCGTCAAAGGATGGCGCGTTTCGTACATCCGCATCTGTGATGTGGTGGATTGCCGAGGCAGTTGCCGGGATCGGAATTCCAGGGTGGACAAGCGTCTGTATAGGGGAGCCCATTTTAAAGCGCGTCATGCCAGGATGCTGCTCCAGTGGAATAGCGGCGATCTCAACCACCTTGGCATTGGCTTCAACGCCTGTAGTTTCCGTGTCGATGACTGATAGTTTCACCATGATCACACCTCCTCATCTGCGGCAGGCGAATTCATTGCGTCACTGATGATCTGTTTGGCCTCGTCGGAGATACGAGCAGCCTGGTCCATCTGCCGGTCGAACTTGCCGCCGATGTTCAGATCCCCACGCTCTGCCTTGGTGAGCGACCTATACCAGGCGGCCCATGACTGGGCGTAAGCCTCGGCGCCCTCAGCGGTCGGGATCACACTGGTGGGCGGCTCCTTCACCTCCGGCGAGGTGGCAGCATCAAGTGCATCCTCGACAGCTTTGGCCGCGCTGGTCTGACCGGATGGGGCAGGCTTCTTCAGCTTCGCGCCGTTGGCGTCCGTGGCAGGCTCGCCGCCGAGCAGGTCACCTTGCGGTGCTGGGGCCTCCGGTTCGGCCTTTCTCCCACTCTCCAATTCTTCACGGTAAGCACGGAGAACCTGATCCTCGGTCATATCGGTTGAATCGTCCTGATCGGTCACCGATGCCGGGCGGGCTTTTTCACAAGTGCCGGCGTCTGAACCCTCCTCGAACTCCGCATCCTGAGGCTCTGGTTCATCCGGGACCGGATCGTCCGCCCTCGCCTTTGCCGCCTCCGCGCGCTCCTGGCTGGACCGCTCGATGGAGGCGGAAAGTTTGGCGGCGGGATCATCGGATTTCGCAGGCGTGACGTTGACCATATTTTCAGCCTCATCGGTAGAATAAACGCCCATGAGGACGTGAGGCGCGTGACGCCTGATCCAGAGGCGGCTGCCGTAATAGGCAAGCTGCTGATCGGGCTCGCTTTTCCAGTTTGGGGAATTCTGGATCTTTATGCCGCTGATCTTGTTTGTGGTGATCTCACGGTCTTTGCTCGTACCCTTGAGGCGACCTATGACCGTGCATTGCCGATCTGGTCCCTCGCCGGTAAAAACATAGTCCAGCGGCTCTTCGAGCGCATCCGCCCCCATGATCATGGCATTGATCGCCTGCGCCTCCCACGCCATAGGGGCGTTGTCATTGGTCTGGTACGCCTTGTGGGAGAGCATGAAGGGGTCCAGACTGAAACGACCGGCCATCATGATCACGGCCGCGCACGCACCGGGATTGCCACGGCACACCTTCCCGACCATAGGGCCAGCACCCGCCATCAGGGCGGCAAACTCCATGACTTGCCCAACGTCTGTGAAGGCAGGCAGGAACGATCCTCCGACTTGCGTCATGGGCACGCCCGCGCCCCTGTTCTTGGCTTCCATCAAGGTTCTCGGTTTTTCGATTTCGGTTACTTCAGTCATGATCGACTCCTAGAATTTCAGTGAAACGTGGGGGACGTTGCCGGCGAGGATCGCGGTCACGATGTCGTAGGCTCCGGCCTCACTGATCATGCCGTGCTTGGAGATCGCGGCAGCGGCCTCAGCCTGTACCCGCTCACGGTGTTCGGCATCGGCTTTGCGCTGTTCCTCGGCGGCTTTTTCAGCGGCCTCCGCGTCGCGCTGGGCCTGCAGCTGGCGCTCGGCCTCGGCGGCGCGGTCGCGTTCAGCTTTCAGGGCTGCAGCGGCCTCGGCATCCTTCTGGCGCTGCGCCTCGGCCTCGCGTTCTTCGCGTTCTGCCTTTTCACGGCGGAGCTTTTCCAGTTCGGCGCGTTCGGCCTCGACCACGCGCGCGGCTTTCAGGTTTGCCTTCACCTGCTCAACACGCGCCGTTAATGCTGCCTGCGCATCGGCCAACTGAGCACGGAACACATCCGGGTCCAGATCGCTTTCCATTTCGTTTAGGTGGTCCAGCCACCATTCACAGTCTGCGACAGACTGCGGCAGTTCCGCTTGTAAGGCTTTGAAGAAGTCATCCACGAGGCTCTGGCGGCTCGCTTCAGCGGCCTCCCATTCAGTAACCGGGCGGCGCGCAGCGGCCACCAGATCGGCAAGGGTCTCCTTCACCTGGTTGCGCACCTCATTGACCTTTTTGACGGCCATGCGGTGTTCTTCGGTGCGCGCCAGACCAGCCTTGTCGATCGCGGCTTTCAGCTTCGTGATGCCGTTGGCACGCGAAATTACCTCATTGCGCCCGACATTGGTTTCAAGGTTCACGTCAGCGGCATCGATCTCTTCCTGAAGTTCGGAGACCAGCTGATTCAGCATATCCGGCTCATCGAATATGGCGGCAGGATTGTCGCGGAGGATTTCACCCACGGCGGCGGAGTTGTGACCGATGGTGGCCTCGGCGGGGGCTGGTGGGGCTTGAACGTCTGTCATGATGGATTCCTTTCGGGTGGATGGGGGCGATCAGGCGTGGGTGAGTTCGGGTGCGCGTTTGGCCATTTCGGCCAGCGTCGGAACCTTGGGCAGGATTTCCTCGTGGTCGCGCAGGCGCTTCAGCGCATAGGGCGGCAGACCGACCGTAACCGGACCTTCGCTGTAGGATGGCCAGTCATTTGCTTCGAGGCAGCGCGCAAGGCGATCCAGCGCAAAGCGGTTCTGGCGCGCACCCCAATGAATGGACTCATCCGTGACTGCGGCAACAGTGACCGGATAGGGGCGCTTCTTCTCCTGAAACACGAAGGAGAAGCTTTCCATTTCATGGCCCAGCACCTTGGCCATGCCCTCGGCCATCAGCGCCATCTGGCCGTGATAGCCATATTTCCAGATGCTGCGCTCGATCTCGTCCTTGTCGCCGCTGGTAGTGGTTTTGTAATCGGCCAGGATGTTGTCGTTCGGGATCATGTCCGGGCGGCTCTTGATCCAGATCCCGGTTGCCTCGTCCTTCCAAATCAGTGATGCCTCGACGATGCCGCCCGCCAGTGCCAAGTCCATCAGCGGTTCCTGTTCGAGCCGCGCGGCCATGCCCCGGATATCCGCGACTTCCTTTTCCTTGAACACGGTCAGTCCATCGGCTTCCTGCGCGGCCTTCCATGCCTTGGCCTCGCTGGTGCGAAAATCGTCATATGGTGAAATAACGATATCGGACGGCCAGCGCTTTTCCACGCAGAGGATGTGGGCCATGCGGCCGAAGCGCATGTCGCTGGTTTCCGGCTCTGGCTCATGCTCCGGGTTCATCGGAGACGAGTCCCAGAACTTCTCCGGGCAAGCCTCGATTCTGCGCAGGCCGGTGTTGCTGATGGACGGCCCATCAAAGAGATCGACCCTGCCGTGGTAGTCCTGAATCGGAATATTTAGATAGATGCCGGGCTTTGTGATAGTCCCACCATCGTATTCAATGACGTCGATACTCATGATGCTTTCCCTTGTTTCTTCAGCCACTCTGCGTGGTGTTGAGGCTCAAGCTGCTCCATGATGGACTGGCATAGCGCCCACTCCATGGGGTCAGTCTGTCCCAGCTCGTGCGCTTCGCGCATCTTCTCGTAGTGCGCCCGGTAGCCTGATTGAGAGTGGCGGGCCTTTTCCTGCTCGCCGCCCAGCATCATATCTGCGTATTCACCCATCAGCCGAACCTCCGCAGGGAGACGGCCCGGCGCTGCATGCGGCGCAGTTTCGTCATCGCATGCGCACGCGCGGCAGGGTTGGAGAACTTGGCGGCAACGATGGTCTGCGATGCCTCACGGATCAGGTTGCGTTCGCGCTCGTCGCCCTTGCTGGCGAGCTGATCGGTGAACGAGAGCCCGGTGATGTTCGTGTTCGGATTAGTCATTTTCAAAGTCCTCCATGGTAGTGGCGAGGATGAATTCCTCGGTCAGGGTTTCGGGAAGGGGGTCACCCATTGCGCGGTCACAGATCGCGCGCGCCTCAGCAGCGCCGGGAAGGCCATCCAGAATGTGGTCGATGGCGTGACCGGCGACGGCGCGGAGTTGCTCACGGGCACGGGCGGTATTGGCCTCTTCGATGCGCGCGCGGCGCTCTGCGGTGAAGTCGATGGTGAAAGCGGTCATGCCACCACCTCGCTGGTGCGGCTGAAGCGCAGCATTACCGGACAAGTGGCGCCCTCAATCGGGAGTGAGCCAATGCGTTCCAGAACGCGGCCCTTGAACAGCGTCACATAGCCATCGACCAGCGACAGCGGATAGGCCGGGGCGGTGTAATTGTGGGCGCGGCGTGTGCGGGTGACGATGCAAACGCGCCAGTCCTTGCGCGGGCCAAGGCGCTGCAGGAACACGTCACCGACTTCCGCCCGGTTACGCATGCGGCGCTCGCACAGGCGGTAATCTTTGAGGTGGTTCACCCACGCACCGACTTGATCTTCGTGGTTCTGGAGGAATTCAGAGCGCTCGGTCGAGACGCCAAGACGCTGGAGGAACGCGGTCAGGAACTCGGCACTGCCGATGAACCGGCGGCCAACCAGTGCCAGCGCTGCGGCCTCTGCGGTCGGGGTTGATGGGGTGTTGGTCAGCATGTCTTGCCTCCTGTCGATGGGAGGAACTTAAGTCAGACTAAAATTTAAGGCAAGCTAAAATTTAAGCTCAGGCAAAAAATGTTCTGACTTCACCCGCGCTCGCAATATGAGCGCCTTGCCAAGCAGGGGCTACTGGGCTTCAGTGCGTCTTCAATCTTGAGAGGACAATGAAAATGAAAATACGAGCGGCATTGGCTACGATGGTAGTCTTGGCGGGGTGCCAGACAGCAACAGTCCACAACTCAAACCGCTTCAGCACAGATGTTCAGGCCTACGAGTTTAACAGCGTGGCTTCGCAATTCATGGCACGGCCTACATTCGCTTATTTGTCTCAGGATAAACAAACTCTGATTCTGGAGATCGACATCTATGGCCGCCGGGTGACTGAATACGGAAGCTTCGAGACATCGGCAATTTCATTCCAGAGAGAAGGTGTTCCGGAATATCTGGCCGCAATCGACAAGTTCCAAGAGTGGGAAGCTGTTGCAGCAGCTGATGGCGATATGTTCACCAAGGAAATAGCAAAGGTGAAGGGTGTCCAATCCAGCCTTAAATTCGCTTTTCACTCTGGGAATGAGCGTAATCATTATCTTATGCTGTCCACCTGCGCAGTTGGCATTTGCATAGATGAGTGGGCTGTCTATTTGCCAGCGTCTGAAGTTGCGGATCTGAAAATGCTACTCAAGGACTTTGCTGCCGGAAACATTGGGCCGGATCAGACAATCGACCAGAAGTACAACTAGTCGCCAACAGCAGCCTTGAGCATCGCCAGAATGGTTGGGCGATTTTGGTCGTTGATCTTTCCCAGAAGGTCGATGACCCCGCCATCCATATCTGGATTGTTCCCGACAAGCATCGAAACCGATACATTTAGAGCTTCAGCGAAGGCGTAAAGCTGCTCAAGAGTGGGCGATTGCACCCCTCGCTCGATATTGCTAACGGTCACATGTGACATCAAGGGTTCGCCTGGCTCGCTTTCCATTCGCTCAGCCAATTGCCCCTGGGTGAGGCCGCGCTTTTTGCGCCACTCTTTGATGTAGTGCTTTTGCATCGTGCTTAAATTTACCTCAACACTCTGCATCTGTATTCTGGCCCTGCCTTAAATTTTCGCTTGCCTTAAATTTTAGCCTGACTTAAACCGTGTTCTATGGAACACCCACTCAGGACATGGCTGAAAGCCAAAGGCAAAAGCGTAATGGCCTTCTGTGAAGGTCAGCCCTTCTCCTATCCGACCGTCTACAAGCTCCTCAAAGGTGAGGGAACTTTCCAGTCAGACACGCTGATTGATGTTGCCCGGGCCACAAATGACGAGGTGCCTGTCAGCACCTTGATTGAGGCGCTCCGAGATCGTCGAGCGAATAAAGCTACAGCGGAGCCAGCCCAATGACTCCGGCTGACCGCATCCATTGTTCGTGCGCCTCCTGCGCACCTTCGAAAACGGCCTCAGCATCCGTCCCCCCTTATGCTGCGCGCCGGAGCAGGGCGGGCATTGCGACCCCCACCCAGCCTGTCCGCTCTGCTCAGTCGTTCCAGCTGCTCGGCAAGGTCCATTTTGCGCCGAGCACTGACGATGAGGAACGAGGCCGCCTCCAGCAAGTGGTCAACCTCGTTCCTAAGTTCTTCGGTTCTGTTGTGTTGCATCTATTACGCAAGGCCTCCTTTCCAGACCGGATATGGAGGAAGTGAAGCATGCAAATCGAGGACAGAAATCCCCATAAATTGCCGCTTGGTCGGCGCATTCAGGATTACCTCAAAGACAAGTTCGGCAGGGACGCGGCCAAGCAAGCGGCAGCCCTGGCGAATGTAGACGTTCGCACCGCACGCGGATGGCTTGAAGAGGGCAGGGAGCCGAAAGGTGATGCCCTGCTGGCAATAATAACAGACATGGGCCGCGATGGCCTTCTGGCGATCTTTTTGCCGGAAGTTGAAAGCCATGAGGCACGACTCCGGAGGAAGATTGATGAACACGGGCAAGAGATTGCGCGCCTTCGGGCGTGCCTTGGAAAGGGCGGGACTCCGCCTGCAAATCAAAACGCTCGAGTTCCGTGTCCGCTTCCGGAAATGGCGTGCGCAAATGGATCTGATCATCGGTGACGAGATGATCCGCTATGGCCGGGAAACGGGCCATGCGGGACTCGTCTTCGCCGGCCACGCAACCTGCGACCGCGCGATGATGGTCCTCAACGAAATCGAGACCGGCGAACGGCAGGCGCCGCGTCCCGTCAGCTATTGGCAAGATCGATAGCCCCCACTCCCTGCCAAGGAAAGGACCACCCGCATGGCGAAAGATGCGAAAGACAAAAGCAGTGATGCGCCGACTGTTTTCACGCCGGCCACCAAGTCGGATTTGCGGACCGCTCTCGATAATTACGAGGCGATCAACACTGAAAAGAGTGATAAGGCCGACGCTCAGAAAACCCTTCTGGAGCGGTTCAATGAGCAGCACTCATTGCCGCCATGGATTTTCAAGATTGTCCGCAAGTTCGACAAGCTTGAACAGGATGACAGCGCAGAATCTGCCCGCTCCAAACGCGCGCTGATCCACGCGCTGGAACAGCTCGGCATCGGTCGTCAGACCGATATCGAGGACTTCACCAGCGGTCCGGCTAATGATCCGGACGGTGACGGCGGCGCATCCGCGGTCAGTGATGAAGAGTGGGATGATGCTGATCCGAACAAAGATCAGGACGCGGCATGATCTTGGCAATCGATCCGTCCGTTTCGAGAACGGGTTGGTGCAAAGGCCACCCCGGCGGCCCCGTGCAAACGGGATCGCTGGGGCTTGGCTCCTTCGGTAAAGAACTCGGCCCCACCCTGAACGCCTTGGAGCAATGGCTCGAAGGCGCTCTGGATGGCGTCGACATCGTTTTCTACGAACAGCCTATCCAGTTCGGAAAGCAGTCGTTTGACAGCCGACGCAAGTTGTATGCGCTCGGCTCCCTGATTGAACTGGTGTGTTATCGCCGCCGCATCCAGGTGCGTGAAGTCAACAACCAGACCTGCAAGGCGCTTTGCTACGGCAGCGCCAAGATGAAATCCGCCGAGGTGAAGGAGCGAGGCGTCGGCCTTGCCAAAGCCTGGGGGTTCGAACCCGCAAACCATGACCAGGCTGATGCCTGCGCAGTGTTCCTCGTGGGCACCAAGCTGTGGTTTCCGGAAGACTTCAAGACATGGGTGGATCGCAAGGCCGCGAACGCCCGCAAGACTGGGGAATTGCTCCTATGACCAACGATCAAAACGATCAAGAGGGGGCTACCCTTCGAACCACCACGCCGGGCAATGGACTGGTCAATGGGCATCCTGCCGAAGCCGGGGAGTTGGTAGGTTCCCCAGCCGAGGTTAAATCCGCGCCCCCTCCACCTGAGAGAGAGCCGACAAAGCTCGATGATGGTGCATTCGAAGCGGTCAAGGATGCCAACCCGCGCACTGTTTTTGGCGGTCTTCGTCCGCTGTCATACGACCTGATTATGGCGGACCCGCCATGGAAATTTAAGGCTTGGTCAGACAATGGCGACAAGTCAAAGGCCGCGGTTGGTCATTATGACTGCATGGATCTAGATGAGATCAAATCCCTGCCGGTTTCGACCCTCGGTCGCGGCGACTGCATCCTCTGGCTTTGGGCAACGCACCCAATGCACGAACACGCCTATGAGGTTGTCCGCGCGTGGGGGTTTAATACCGTCACTGGCGGCGTGTGGGTGAAGCGTACAAAAAACGGCAGGCTCGGTTTCGGAACGGGCTACCGCCTGCGCTCTGCTTCTGAGCCATTTATTATCGCGACCCTCGGGAACCCTGAAACCGTGAGGGATATTCGCACGGTTGTCGAAACCTTCGGAGAGGTTGTCGATGGGCCGCTTCGGGAGCATTCCCGCAAGCCGGATGAGGCCTATGAAACCGCCGAGCGTATGTTCCCTCGCGCCCTTCGATTCCTGGATCTCTTCAGCAGACAGAGCCGCCCCGGTTGGGACGCATGGGGCTTTGAAGCGGGCAAGTTCGATACCCAGCAGGCTGAGCATACCTTCGAGAACGCTGGGGATGTGGCCGCGCGGGTTGTTGCCAAAGCAGCGCGGGGAGTGGCTGATGTCTGAACCATTGCGCGTTCTGGTCGCCTGTGAATTTTCCGGTGTGGTTCGCCGTGCATTCAATGCTGTGGGCGCGGATGCCTGGTCATGCGATCTGTTACCAGCCGAGGATGGCTCAAATCGTCACTATCAGTGCGATGTCAGGGACATCCTAGATCATGGTTGGGACCTGCTGATGGTGGCCCATCCTCCGTGTACAAGGCTGTGCAACAGCGGCGTCCGGTGGCTGCACAAGCCGCCTGTTGGCCGGTCCCTTGGTGATCTATGGAGCGAGCTGGACGAAGGCGCCGCGCTGTTCTCTGAACTGTGGAACGCGCCGATCGACAGGATCGCCATCGAAAACCCGGTCATGCACCGCCACGCGAAAGCGCGCATCCGCAATTTCGTTCCGGCGGCGCAAACGATTCAGCCTTGGCAGTTCGGGCATGGCGAAACGAAAGCAACCTGCCTTTGGCTGAAAAACCTGCCGCCGCTGACGCCTACAGATATTGTCGACGGCCGGGAGCAGCGCGTGTTCAAGATGCCGCCTGGACCGGATCGATGGAAAGAACGTTCCCGCACGTTCAGCGGCATTGCTACCGCCATGGCCGATCAGTGGGGTCGTAACTCCCCACCGTCCGCGCCCGCTTACGGTGGCGCATGATGAGCGATCGCAAGAGCATGCAGGATATCCATTTCCCGGATCGCCAGGCTAAGGCTGAACCGCCGCACAATCTTGCGGCCGAGGCTGCAGTGCTGGGCGCCATCATGTTTGACAACAATGCGTTTCAGCGCACGCAGGAAATCCTGCGCCATGATGATTTCTACACCGAGGCGCATCAGGAACTCTATCATGCTCTTGAGTCCCGGATCATGGCTGGTGGTATCGCTGATGGCGTGACCATGCGCGAGCATTTCGAGACCACCGGCAATCTGTCCCAAATCGGTGGCACCAAATACCTTGAACAGCTCCTGGAATCCGCCGCGTTCGGTCCGGAGATTGACGATTACGCCCGCATGATCCGGCACAGCGCCGCCCGGCGGGCCATCATCGAGGCTGGCGATTTCCTGCGCGCTTGTGCCGAGAGCCCGGAGGAATCCGGTCAGATCACGCACTTGCTGGAGACCGCCCGCGAAAAGCTGCAATCGGTCGAAGACATGCGCTTGCGAGGATCGCGCTGGGAGAGCGCCCAATCGTCCACACAGCGCACCTTCGCGCAAATGGAGCACATGGTCCGCCATGGAAAGCCTGGCGAGGTTCAGGGTCTGAAAACCGGCATCCCTGACCTGGATCAGAAACTGCAGGGGCTGGTTCATAGCCGCCTGATCATCATGGGCGGCCGGCCTGGCATGGGTAAGTCTGGGGCGGCGGCGAATATTGCCACCTATGTGGCCATGACCCCACACGGCCAGCCGGACGCGCTTGGGCCTGATACGCATGTGGTCGGCTTCTTCTCTCTGGAAATGTCCAAGGAAGACTATGACCGGCGTACAGCATCATCATTGGCGCACAAGAAGAAATTCGGTCGCGTCGAGTATCAGGATATCGGCCAGGGAAAGCTGGGGCAATCTCAGCTGGCGATATTGGGGCAGGGCGGGCGCCTCGTTCCTGAAACACTGTTCATCGATGACACGCCGTTCCTGAGTGCTTCTGACATTGCTGTCAGATCCCGCGCGCTGAAGCGGTCTGCCGGCCGTCTGGACCTGATCGTGATCGATTACCTGCAGATCATGAACTTCAATATCGGGCGGAACGAAAACCTGTCAGCCGCCATCGGTCGAACCACAAGCGCGCTCAAACAGATGGCCAAGGAATTGCGTGTTCCGGTCATCGCGCTTTCGCAGCTGTCACGGCAGGTGGAGCAGCGGGACAACAAGCGCCCGATGATTTCTGACCTGCGCGAATCCGGTGCCGTCGAACAGGATGCGGATCAGATCATCTTCCCATTCCGGCCAGAATATTATCTGAACAAGGATGAACCACCCCACGGCCCGAAAGACTCGAAAGAGGAACTGCGCTGGATGGAATGGTGGGCCTCATCATCCGCCTCCAAGGGCGTGATGGAATTCAATGTCGCCAAGAACCGTCATGGTGCCGAGGGGCGTGTCCTGGCGCATTACGACGCCGGCACGGATGCGCTGGTGCCGAACAAATCTGATCTCGAAATCAAGGAAGGAATGCTCTGATGTCTCAATCGAGATTCGCAATCGTCCCTACAGCGGCAATAATGGATACGTCTCTGACGGATACCCAGATGCGCGTTCTGATGGTCCTGGCGACGTTTTCAGACCGGGACAACAAGTCTTTTCCCAAACAAACGACCATCGCTGAAGCATGCAATATGGTCAGGGAAACAGTAAATCGGGCACTGAAGGTTCTGGCCGGAAAGGGCTATGTCAGGGTCGTTCAGAGGTGGCGCGAAGATGGCAGTCAGATGTCCAACGCCTACACCGTTTTACTGGATAGCGATGTGACGCTGGAATCACAGGGGTGTGACGCTGGAATCACAGGGGGTGTGACGCCTGGGGATCACACCGGGTGTGATCGTAAGGGATCACACCAAGAAGACACCCAATTAAACACACCCAATGAAGCACAGCGCGTGCGCGAGGTGTTCGAATTCTACAATCAGACAGCTGAACGAGTTGGGTGGGTTGTCCACTCCAAACTGACAGATGCCCTCCGCAAGCCGTTGAATGCCCGCATCGAGGATTACGGTGCGGATCGGGTAAAACAATTCATCGAAGCGCTGACGGAGCTGGAATGGACGTACAGGGGGTTTCGGGACAAACCGGACTTCCGCGCCAGCCTGACCTACATCACCAGGCCCCGTACGTTCGCTGAGCATTTTGACAAGCTGGTGACCAGCAAGCCCAAGCCTGACCTGCTGAGCGGCGTCGATGAGGTGGACCGTCAATGGCCGCTGGATCTCGAGGGGGCGTTCAATGCGCTGGAACGCGAGTTGATCAACGGCGCGACGAGGCCGGACTGGATCGGCGGCCGCTATGGCTACCCGATTGACCCGCGCTGTCCTGATGCCGAGTATCCCGCGGGCCTCTATGCGCTGTTCCCGAAAATCCAAAAGCGGGATGCAGTATCGTGACGGCCCCGCAAATCCACCATTTCGTAAAATACCCGGCCTGGCTTCGGCTGGCCCTGACTGTCGGCCTGTCCGCAGCGCTCTGGACCGGGATCATTCTAGCCATGGGAGTGCTGTGATGTTTCAGATCGGACAGGAGGTTGCGTGCGTGATCGATGGATGGCCGGGACGTTGGCGGCTTTACGCCAAGACGTTTCCACTGGTCAAAGGCCGGGTTTACGAGGTCGAAGGCGTCGTTGCCGACGGCGCAATCCTTCCATGTGGCACTGAGATCTCGGGCAATTGCATCGGGATAGGAATCGTCAACGAGCACCTAAAGATTATGGTTGAGATGATCGGTCTGGAGCTGTCCACCTACGATCTCTGGCCCACGGACTGGTTCCGCGCTGTCCAGCGCAACGTTGAGAGCGTCGAGCAGGCCATGACAATCTTCCGCAAAATGACAGAAACCACAAAAACACCGGAGGTGATCGGAGCATGAGTTGGACACAGCCTGAAGTCGACCTGATTAAAGCCGAATGGGCCAAAGGGGAGTCCGCCAGTGACGTCACCCGAACGCTCAACAGAAAGTTCGGTACACGGCGCTCGCGCAATGCCACGCTTGGGAAGCTGAAACGGCTCGGTCTGCTCGGTCGATCAGCGCCCGCGCGTCCGGTTCTGCCAAAGCACGACCGGCGCCGTGATAGTGACCCGAAGGAGCCAAAGCCCTGCAGCCAAAAGACCAATAAGGATCTGGTGCGCAGGCTGGAATCCAAGGTGAAACCGAAGCCTTCGCCGGCAAAGAAGCCAGAGCCGGAAATGTGGGAGCCGGAGGGCGCGTTCCACTTACTCGACCTGAACAAGCATCAGTGCCGGTGGCCAGTAACCGAGGGCGATGACCACCGCTTCTGCGGCCGCACGCAAACCTCCGGTTCATCCTACTGCCGCGAACACCTGAAGCGGAGCATTTCACCGATGTCTGCAGCGACCCTGCAGCGTGCGCCCGTCAGCATGAAGAAGGCCATGTCATGAAGAAGCCAGCCCCTGTGGATGTGAGAAGCCGCAAGGCGATGATCCAGCGCGAGGAAAGGCTCGCCTTCAAGATCAAGGCCTTCTGGAATGCGCGAAATTACGAGGTCACGACCCGGATTGAAGACGACGGTTTCAGCAACAAGGGCGGGCAAGCCTTGGTTATGGTCCGGTCCGATATGATCAACGGTCTTCCGGTCAGGCGGGTCAGCCGGAGGGGTCGGAAATGATTGCTGATGAATTGAAACCTCTGGCAGCGTCGTGGCTCCGCGCGCGGTTCCCGAAGGCACACATCACTTATGAACTCAGCCTGGCCGAATATGGTGGCGCTCTGATCGACGTGGGCGCGATCTGCGATGACCAGATTGTGGGAGTGGAAATCAAGGGGGATGGCGATTCCGCTTCCCGCCTGAAACTGCAAGGGCAGATGTACTCTCGGGTGTGCCGGTCGGTTTACCTGTTGCCAAGTCCCGACCTGCTGAAATCCTGTAGGAAACACAAACCACCTGAATGGCGTTTGCTTGTCCCGCCGGGCGGTGATCTGGAGGTGCATTCTAGCCGTCGGTTATGTCCGGCCTCGGGGATTTCGTGGGGCTCCACCTACGGATCAGCAGAACCAAAACGTGGAGAGGGATATGGACTATCCCCGGCTGCCTTGGCTGCAATGGTTTGGACGACCGAGTACGACGTATTCCGCTTTCACGTACAGGAAAAGCATTTCACCGCGCTCCCTAGCCGCAAGGCGGACTTCATCCGGTTCGTGGCTGATCGCTATCCGCTGCCAGTAATCGAGGCCGCAGTTTGCGCCACGCTGCGTGAGCGTTCTTGGAGCGATCTCAAAGAAATCCAATACCCGGAGGTAACAAACTGATGGCCACCAACCCCCGCCGCCGTGGCGGCCGAAAGCGCCGGCAAGACGTCAAACGCCAGCCCAGCGGCCAGATCCGCAAGAGCGTCTATGCCGAGCGAGTGAAGCCCACCAAGGAAATGCAGGCCCGGCGTGCTAAGCTTCTCGGGGACAAGAACGCGACAGGCGAGATCGATTGTGCGCTGGATGTGATCGCCAGCCCGAAACACCGCTTGATCACCCCCAAGCAGGCCGAGGCCGGGCGGCGCTATGCGGTCGCGCGGGTGAGGTTGCTGAAAACCCTGGGCACCAGCCCGTACCCGACGACACCCCGGCTGTCTGAGTGGATCGATAACGGACAATCCGTGGCGGATGGTTCTGATGATGGCAAGGCGGCTTTCAACTGGCGCAAGGCCAGCATGTGCATTCACGATTGCGGCGGTGATGTCCGCACCGTCATCGATCTGGTGTGTCTGGAAAACCAGCTGCCGCGGAAAGATCAGGTGACGAAACTCCGCATCGGTTTGGATGCGCTTGTAAGGCTATGGAGGATCTGATGAACGCAGCAATTCAGGACAATTGGGCAATCCCGGATGAGGCAGAGCGCGGCGCGGAATTCGTGCTGACCCGATCAATGGGGGACCACGCGGTTTATCAGGTCCGGGGCGTTATCGACGGCCGCGCGGTCTGTCGCCGCTGGAACACCACCCATAGCCGTTGGGAATATGAGGCATTCGGACCAGGCTGGTTCCGGGGCAGGGTCAATGACATCGAATGGAGGCAGGCGGCATGACCGTATTTGACAGAGACAAGATCAGCCATATTCAGAACACCAGCGGCTTCGCCTTGGTGAACAAGTGCCAAGGCATCTTCGTGACTGATATCTACCCCAATTATGATTTGGCCCATGAGGAATGGCTGAGGCGTGGCGGGTTCAAGAACGGAGAGGATGAACAGGTCGTGGAGGTGATCATCTCGGTTGTCCCGGACACCGGCCGTTTCGACGATATCTGCGACCGCTTTGAACGCTCCGAGAAACAGGATAGGACACGGGCCAAGCTGATTAAAGCAGGCGGCCCGCGGTTCAGAGATCGCGAGCCCCAGATTTAGACGCTCATCAGCCTGACGGGTACACCATGTTGATTGGAACGCTTGACAGGGGAAATGAACCACCTCATAGGCGAGTCTAATGCAAATTCGATAATAGCGCCTGCGGCCCATCTGGATCGCGGGCGCTTTGCGTTTCAGCGGCGGTAGCTCAGCGGTCAGAGCATCCGGCTCATAATCGGAAGGCCGTGGGTTCAAATCCCACCCCCGCTCCCAATTCACCACCCGGCGCATGGCCAATCATGTTTCCTCCCATTCAGCGTTGGCGCGCGTACGTGTGCCGGGTGGTGATCCCAATCCCCCAAATCCAGTGAGTTCCATCATGGCCGCACCCGAAGGCAACAGGTTCTGGGAAGCTCGCAGCTCCCACGGTCGCAAACCAATCTTCGAAACAGCCGAGGATCTGTGGAACGCCTGTGTCGAATATTTCGCATGGGTGGAGGAAAACCCGCTCTATACCACTGAGCTGGTCAAGTATCAGGGAAGCGCAGAGCAGGTCGAAGTCCCCAAAATGCGGGCAATGACCATCACGGGGCTCTCCCTTTTCCTCGATATCGACGTGACGACATGGAAGGCGCAGGCGAAGCGAAGCAAAGATTTTTCCACTGTCGTAACGCGAGCCGAGGGCATCATCTACGATCAGAAGTTCTCCGGCGCTGCTGCCGACCTCCTGAATGCCAACATCATCGCCCGCGATCTTGGTCTGGCCGACAAGCGAGAACACACCGGAAATGATGGCGGGCCGATCAAGGTAGAGGGCCGGACATGGCGCGACGTGCTGAGGCAGGAAACCGATCAGCCGGACCCGGAGTCGGGAGAATAGCCCGGCCTCTCACCAATCCCGCTCTGTTCGAGTTCTGGGAAGAAGTCTTCCTTGGCGGCAATGATACCGCTGTCCTTCACGGTGGCCGGTCCAGTTCGAAGACACGGGATACAGCCTGTCAGCTCGTGCGCCTGGTCGACCATGTTGGCGTCGGCATGCGTATCCTCTGCATCCGGCGCTTCCAGAACCGCATCAAGGATTCGGTCTATACAGAGCTGAAATGGGCGATCAACCATCTGGGGCTTTCGGACAAGTTCGAGATCCAGAAGAACACGATCATTCATATTGAGACTGCTTCAGAGTTCATCTTCTACGGCACCGAACGCAACATCGATGACATCAAGGGCACGTCCGATGTTGACATCCTCTGGGTGGAAGAGGCGGAAAAACTGACCGAGGAACAGTGGGTCATCATCGGCCCGACGATCCGGAAAGAGGACAGCCTGGCAATCCTGCTGTTCAACCCGAAATTCGTGACCGATTACGTCTGGAAGAACTTCGTGGTGAACCCGCCGCCTCACACGGTGGTCCGGAAGATCGACTATACGGAGAACCCGTTCCTTTCCAAGAAGGCCTTGCGTGACATCGCAGCCATGCGGGAACGTGACCCGGAGATGTTCGAGCATATCTATCTGGGCATTCCGCTGGGAGACAGTGAGCGATCCATCTTCAAGCGCCGCTGGCTGGACGCCTGCGTTGATGCTCACAAGGTGCTCAATCTGGACCTGACAGGCCGGAACGTGATCGGCTTTGACCCTGCAGATGGCGGGGAAGACAAGGCGGCTACAGCCAGCAAGGTTGACGGCGTCTTCACGGACTCTGACGACTGGCAGACAGACAAGGACGAGCTGGTCCAGAATACCCGAAAGGTCTGGGCAAAGGCGAAGCTGATCAATGCGACGGTCTCCTACGACACAGTCGGCATCGGATCATTCATCGGCGGGTATGTCGACGAGCTCAACCAGGCAGAGGGCGCACGTGTCGAGCACTACGCCTTTGATGCTGGCGGCGGGGTCATGGACCCGGACAAGCCTTGTGACCCGCTCAACGACAACAGCCCGCTCAACAAGGACGAGTACCTGAACCTGAAAGCGCAGGCCTGGGCGAACACAGCCCGCAAGGCCATGCTGACCTTCAACGCGGTCACACGTGGCCAGTCCATCAAGCCAGAGGATGTGCTGTCTTTCTCGTCAGCCATGGGTGAGCGCAAACTGGACGCGCTGTTCACGGAGCTCTGTGTACCCTGGTGGGTGGAGACAGAAGGCAAGAAACGCGTCGTGCCAAAGCTGAAGCTCAAGAAGGACTTGGGCGTCAAGTCGCACAACCTCGCTGATGCGGTAATCGCCGCTGATAATATCGACCTAGGAGGCCAGCGCCATTACGCCGGCATGCTGCTATCAAAACGGAAGCGCTCATGACCCGACTATCCTCTCTCGTGAACGCAGCAGAGCGTAGGCTTGCCGCGATCTTCCCCGGCTACTTCGAGGGCGCCAAGCACGATCACTATCAGGATTTCGGCTATCCGAAGACGATCACCTTTCCGATGCTGCACAGCATGTACTGCCGCAACAGCATCGCCCGCGCGGCTGTGGACAGCACGGTGGAGAAGGTATGGGAGACACACCCGCAATTGCTGGAAAGCGACTCCAGCAAGGAGGAAACGAACCTCGAATCCGAAATCCGTCAGCGCTTTGGTGACCTGCGCTTCTGGCAGAAGATCATGGATGCGGACGGCAAATCGCTGGTTGGCGGCTACTCCGGCGTGATCCTGCGTTTGGCTGATGGCAAGCGTTTCCGTGAGCCCGTCGATACAGTGCCCGGCGGTCTGGATGGACTGGTCGAGATCATCCCCGCATGGGAGGGCCAGCTGACCGTCTCCACATGGGACACGGACGAACTCTCTGAGACCTATGGCCAGCCGACCATGTTCCAGTTCAACGAGTCATCAATCGGCAACACCAACACACAGCAGCCGCGCCAGTTTGAGGTGCATCCGGATCGCGTGATCGTCTGGTCTAAGGATGGCACCGTCCACAACCGATCGTTTCTCGAACCAGGTTACAACGACCTGATGACGCTGGAGAAGGTCATCGGCGCCGGGGGCGAAGGCTTCTGGAAGAACGCCAAGCGCGATCCCATCATCAATGTTGAGCCTGACTTCAAGGTCGCCAACATGGCCAAGGCCATGGGCGTCCCTGAAGATGAACTGCTGGAACTGATGAATGACCAGGTGGATGACTGGCAGAAGGGCTTCGACAAGTTGCTGATGCTGCAGGGCATGAAGGCCGAGACGCTTTCGGTAACCCTGCCCAGCCCGGAACACTTCATTGCTGGCCCGCTGCAAACCTTTGCTGCCTCAATCCGCATGCCCATGAAGATCCTCGTCGGCACTCAGACCGGAGAGCGCGCCAGCACCGAGGATGCCAAACAGTGGAGCAAGACCTGTATGTCCCACCGGGAAAACCGAGTGATCCCAAACATCATGGACGTCATCAACCGCCTGGAGCAGTTCGGCATCCTGCCAGAGCGTGACTGGAACCTCGACTGGGACAGTCTCACTGACTCCAGCGAGGACGAGAAGATGGGGCTGGCCTCGAAGATGTCAGAGATCAATTCCAAGATGGAGCGCTCGGGCGAGATCGTGTTCACGCATGACGAGATCCGCGAAGTCACTGGCCGTGACCCGCTCAGCGATGCGGACAAGTATCGCGAAGAAGACGAGCCGGACGAAGAGGACGAGGCTGCAGCGCTGGGCCTTGTGCCGGAAGATATCGAAGCCGCGGCCTGACCAGCCTCACCAAGTATCAAACGCAGCAGGCGGCCCATGTGGACGCCTTTTTCATATGGAGCATCCGATGCCCAAGCTATTTCCTGCTTTCCTCATCAACCGCAGTGCCAAGGATGAGCGGGTAGCTGTCCATGTCCGCTGCAACCTCGCCGGCAAGATCAAGCGCGAGATGCGCGATGGACGCGAAACCATCATACTGCCCAGCTATGCGGCCAAGGCTGACACCGTGCTCAATGGCACGCTTTATCCGCGTGAAGAACTGCAGAAGTCATATTCCGGCCTGAACCGGACGCCAGCGCCGCTTGGTCACCCGCTGATCAATGGCAATTTCGTCGCCGCACTCGACCCAGAGGCGCTGGCCCGCAACTACGTCTTCGCTTGGAACGAGAACCCCCGCTGGGATGGCGAGCGCATTGCTCTGGATGTGGTCATCGATGTCGCCCGCGCCAAGGAAAGCGAAGGCGGCAAGCAAGTCCTGAACGCGATCGATGAGGGCAAGCCGATCAGCACCTCCACCGGCCTGCTCTGCATGCTGGAATATGTCGAGGGCGCTGAACACGACTCCATCGCGCGCGAGATCGTCTGGGATCACGTGGCGATCCTGCTGGATGAGGAACCAGCCATCAGCACCGACCAAGGCGTCGGCATCTTTGTGAATTCGTCTCGCCAGACTGGCAAGACCACTGAACTGAAGGTCATCAACTCCACGATTGAGGAGGAGTTTGACCGAGAAATCGAATGGGCGGCAGAGAGCATCTGGCGCGCAGTCGAACGACGCGAAGAGCGGGAAGATGACCGACCCGCTGTTGAGCGTATCAAGTCCGCTATCATGAAGGCACTTGGCCTCGAGCGGGAACCCTCTGCAAATCGA